GAACAATTTATGATGATAGAAGATTTATATAAAACTACTGATAAATTAAATGCTCATATTGAAAATATGGCATTAAACAAAGTAAACATTGAGTTTTTAAGAAAACAAATGGATAAAGTTTTAGAAGATATAGAAAAACTAAAAGATGCTAATAGAGAAATTGGTTACAAAAATGGGAGTTACAATTGATAGAGGCAGTAATAGGATTATTAATGTTTGTAAATGGTGAGATTAAAGAAGCTCGTTTACAACCTTCGATGGCTATATGTTTACGTGGAAAAAGAGAAGCAGAGAGAACTTTTTCTGAATCTGTTACATATAAATGTTGGAAAGGTAAAGCAGAATTAGAAAATAACATAGATGGTTCTAAATCTATTAAAAAAATAATACTAGAATAATTAACTTTTTTGTTTTATATCTTACTTAGGAAAGTATGGTATGTACCAGGAGGTAATATGAAACAATGAAAAAAGGATTATATGCAAATATTAATGCCAGACGTAAAGCTGGTAAAAGTAGACCTAAATCAAAATCAACAATTACTAAAAAAGCTTATAAAAATATGAGAAAGGGATTTCCTAAATGAAAACTAAAAAGGAAAAAAAGATAGCTAAGGTAATGAGAGAATATAAAAAAGGAAAATTACCTATTGGTAAATCTAAGAAAAAAGTTAAATCTAGAAAGCAAGCAATAGCTATTGCTCTTTCTGAAGCAGGTAAAAAGAAAAAACGTGCTTAATAGAAAAGGATTTAGAAAAACTATGAGTACACCTAGAAAAAGAAAAGGAAAAAAAGTACCTAAAAAATATTTATCTGGTACATCTGGAAAACTCCGTAGCGCAAGAAAAGCTGCTATTAAAAGATTAAATAAAGATAATAAAGGTTCAGGAGTTTTACCTGGAGATAAAAAAGGTGGAAAATTTGTAGGGTCTAAAAAAGAAAGTATACATAATAAAAAATTTAGGAGGATGTATGGCTAAGAAAAAATCAAGTACTGCTACAGCAATAAGAAACAAGGCAAAAAAAACTGGAGTATCACCATCTAAAATAAGAGCTATCTATAATAGAGGATTAGCAGCATATAGAACAAGCGGTCATAGAAAAGGTGTAAGTCCACAAGCATGGGCTATGGCTAGAGTTAATTCTGCATTAACAGGTGGTAAAGCAGCTAAAGTAGATAGAGATATATTAAAAGGTAGACGAGATAAAAACAGAAGAGCAGATGGTCGTAAAAAGAAAAAAACAAAGAAGGCATAATGAAAAAAGGAAAAGCTAAAATTAAAAAAGTAATTAAAGGTTTAAAGAAAGCATCTAAATTACATGCAGGTCAAGCCAAAACTTTAAAAAGTGTTTTAAGTAAAAAGAAAAAATAATGGCATTAGAAGTTGAATTAGATAAAAAAAAATTAGAATTTACTGATGATCAAGGTAAAAAAGTAAAGGTCGAAGTAGATGAAAATTTAACTGATAAAGAAGAAGAGGCTTTTGAGTCAGATCATCATTCTAATTTAGCAGAAGAATTACCAGCTCAAGAAGTTTTAAGTATTGGTAAATCTTTAATTAAATCTTTTGAAGATGATAAGTCTTCTAGAAAAGATTGGGAAGACCAATACTCTAAAGGTCTTAAAATGTTAGGTGTTGTAGTAGAGGATAGACAAGATCCTTTCCCGGGAGCTTCAGGTGTTCATCATCCATTAATGTCAGAAGCTGCAACTCAATTTCAAGCAAGAGCTATATCAGAAATGTTTCCAGCAGGTGGTCCTGTAAAAACACAAATAGTTGGTAAACAAACAGATAAAAAATTAGAACAAGCACAACGTGTACAAGATTTTATGAATTACCAAGTTACTAATCAAATAACAGATTACTTTAATGAACTAGATCAAATGTTATTTTATTTAGCTCTAGCAGGTTCTTCTTTTAAAAAAATATATTTTGATAATTCTTTAGATAGAATATGTTCTAAATTTGTTCCTGCAGATCAGTTTGTTATTTCATACGAAAATACAGATTTAGAAACTGCAGAAAGATATACGCAAGTTATGAAACAAACTACTAACGAAATCAAACGTAAACAAGTAGAGGGATTTTACCGACAAGTTTCAGTAACACAAAATCAAGGTGGTCAAAGTACATCTGATATGGTGCAACAGACTATGCAAAAATTAGAAGGAATGACACCTTCTATGGCAGATAAAATTCACACAGTTTTAGAAATACATGCAGATTTAGATTTAGGAGAAGATGAATCAGGATTAGCTTTACCTTATATTGTAACAGTAGATTATGAAAGCAATCAAGTTTTAGCGATTAGAAGAAATTGGAAAGAAGATGATCCTCTTAAAAGAAAAAGAACTTATTTTATACATTATAAATATCTTCCTGGCTTAGGCTTCTATGGCTTTGGCCTTATACAAATGATCGGCGGTTTACAACATGCGAGTACAGGAGCATTACGTGCTCTTTTAGATTCAGCTGCCTTTGCAAATCTAAATGGTGGATTTAAAGCAAAAGGTGCTAGAATAGAAGGTGGAGACATTACTGTTTCACCTGGTGAATGGGTCGATGTAGAAGCATATGGTGATGATCTTCGAAAATCATTTATCCCTCTTCCGTTTAAGGAGCCTTCACCAACACTTTTACAATTATTAGGTGTTTTAACTGAGTCAGGGAGACGTTTTGCTAGTATTGCAGATGCTATGGTAGGACAATCTGCTGGATCAGGTCCAGTAGGAACTACAATTGCATTAATTGAACAAGGTTCTAAAGTATTTAGTGCAATTCATAAAAGATTACATCAAGCACAAGGTAGAGAATTTAAATTAATTTACGAATTAAATGGAGAATATTTAGATGACGAATATCCTTATGATGTTATTGGAGAAAGAAAAGTAATTAGAAGAAAAGATTTTGATCAAGCAGTAGATGTTGTGCCTGTAAGTGATCCTAATATTTTTTCTCAAGCGCAAAGAATTGCTTTAGCTCAAACTGGTTTACAATTAGCTCAACAAGCACCTAATATTATAGATACTAAAGAAGCTTATAGAAGATTTTTACAATCGTTAAATATTCCAGATTATCAAGATTTAATAATTCAAGATGAAGATACTCCTAGACGAGATCCAGTTTCTGAAAATATGGCTTTACTAAATGGTAAACCAATTAAAGTTTTTGAAGACCAAGATCATCAAGCTCATATTGCAGTACACCAACAATTTATGATGGATCCAAGATTTGGTGGTAATCCTCAAGCAAGAGAAGTATTATATCCATTAATGATGGCACATTTAGGTCAACATATGGCATATTTATATCAACAACAAATGCAAGCACAAGTACCAGAGGGAATCCCTACCTCTTCAGGAGAAATTAATAAAGAACTTAGAGATGAAGATACTAATGAAGTTTCTATCGAACAAGAAAATAGAATTGCTGTTGCTGCAGCTCAAGCTGCTCAAGGATTAATGGGAAGTATGCCACCTAGTCCAGAACAACAAAAAGAACAAATGGAAATGGCTAAAGACCAAGCAAGTTTACAATTAAAAGCAGAAGAGCTTAATATTAGAAAAGCTAGATTTGCCGAAGGTGTAAAAGATAAGGAAAGAACGCAAGCAAGAAAAGATGCTGAAACTAAAGCTAAGATAGTAGAAACAGCTTCAAGAGTTGCTAAACGTGATAGCTAATGGCTGACCCTAAAAAAGGCACAGGTAAAAAACCTAAAGGTTCTGGAAGAAGATTATATACAGACGAAAATCCTAAAGATACTGTAGGAATTAAATTTGCTACACCAAGTGATGCTCGTAAAACTGTAGCTAAAGTTAAGAAAGTAAAAAAACCTTTTGCAAGAAAAATACAAATTTTAACTGTAGGAGAACAAAGAGCTAAGGTAATGGGTAAATCAAAAGTTGCTTCAATATTTAAAAAGGGAAAGGAATCTATCAGAAAAAAACATGGCAGTAAAAGCAGACGAAATAAGAAAAGCTAAAAAATTTTTAGAAAATAAAAAACTTTCAATATCAATTATTAAGCCAAGATTATTTGCGCAGGCTTCTAGTGAATTGAATAGAAACTTCAATGATACTTTGAAATTTATAAAAAATAAAATTTATGGAACGACTAATAATAGCAATTAAAAAAAAGATTAAAGAATATGACACAGATTTAGGTAAAAATTTGTTGTCTAAAGGTGTAGATAAAATTGAAGACTTTAAAAAAACACAAGGAATGTCAATAGGATTAAATAAAGCTTTAGAAATTATTGACGAAACTACTCAAAAATATAAGGAAGGAGATATAGATGATTAGTCAAGAAATATGGGCAACAGATAATGATGTACCTACACCAGAAATTGTACCTCAACCTGTTGGTTATAGAATTTTAATTAGACCGAGAGGTGTAGTTGAAAAAACAAAAGGTGGAATTTATTTAACTGATACCAATAAAGAAACACAAAGTTATTTAAATTCTGTTGGACAAGTTATTGCTATGGGACCTGAGTGTTATAGCGATAGAAAAGCACCGTGGTGCAAAATAGGTGATTGGGTTATCTTTGGTAGATACGCAGGAGCCAAAATTTCTGTACAAAAAGTTAAAATGGTGTTAATTAACGATGATGAGGTAATTGCTACATTGGATAACCCTGAAGTAATATCTCACCAATTATAACATACGTTAGTTTTTACTAACGACAACATAGGAGAAAACTATGATAGAAGAAAATAACAATGAGAAAGAGTTAGAAGTTAAGCTAGATGAAAATCCAACTGAAAAAGAAATAGAGGTTCCACAGAATCCTATTGATGAATTAGTTGAAAAAGCTGAAACTGAAGAAAAAGAGAAAGCTATTGATAAATCATATGAAAATGAAAGGGAAGTAAAGCTTGAAAAGAAAGCTGAAGTACCTAAATATTCAGATGATATGCCATATTCTGAAAAAGTTCGTAAAAGAATTGCTAAAGAAGTGGCAAAAAGAGCAGAAGCAGAGCAAAAAAATGTAGAATTAGAGCAAAGATTAGCTGAATTAGAGAAAAAAACTTTTGATTTAGCTGGTAAAAGTCTAAAAAACAATTATACATCTATATCTGCTGAGCTTAAAACAGCTATCGAAGAAGGTAATACTGATAAACAAGTAGAGCTTTATGAAAAAATGGCTGATATCAGAGGACAAATGTCAAAAACTGAAGAATTATCAGCTTCAGTTCCTAAAGTAGAAAAAAAACCAAAAGAAACGCCACCTTTAGCCACAGATTGGGTTAAAGAAAACAGAGAATGGTTTAATAAACCTGGATTTAGAAAAGAAACTGCAATGGCTTATGGTATTGATGCAGAACTTACTGAAGAAGGTTGGGATGTTAATGATCCAGACTATTATACTGAAATGGATAAAAGGCTTAAAGCTTCTGGTTTAGCTTATTTTAAGAAAGATGAACAAGACACTGTTCAAACTGATAAAAATGTAGTACAAAAAAACAACAGAGTGCAATCTCCTGTTGCTGGAGTTTCTCGTAAAAAAGGTACTGACAGTAATAGAGTTAAGCTCACTTCTGAAGACCTTAATACTGCAAGACAATTCGGTATTGATATTAATGATGAAGCGGCACTAAAACGATTTGCTAAAGAAGTAAAAACATTTAGCAACAATACGTGAACGAAAGGAGCACGACTATGAGTAATAAATTAAATAACGAAACTAGAGCTGAAAAAGCAAAAGTTTCACAATGGCGCCCTAGTAATTTATTGGAGGCTCCTGAACCAAGACCTGGTTACAAACAAAGATGGATTGCAACTATGGTTCTAGGACAGGAAACACCGACAAACGTAGCCAAACGATTGAGAGAAGGTTGGCAACCTCGTGACCCTAAAACGGTTAAAGATGCTGATCATTATCCTACGATAGAACATGGTAAGTTTGCTGGTCATATAGGAATAGAAGGTATGCTACTCTGTGAAATGCCTGAAGAAATGGTTAATGAACGTAATATGTATTACGCAAGAATGACTGAAAATTTAATGAGGTCAGTAGAACAGGACATACACAAAATAGAACAGCCAGGAAATCCTATTCAAAAGTCTTTCAAAACTGAAGTTACTAGAGGAGGCTTTAAAGAGTAACTATAAATAGGAGACTATAACTATGGCAAATGACAACACGCCTATTGGTTTCGTACCATTAAGGCACTTAACAGGTGGTGTTATCAGACCTCAAGAATATCCTATTGCTAATAGCTACGGTACAACAATCGCATCTGGAGACTTAGTAACCTTGACTACAGATGGAACAGTGATTAGAGGTACCGCTGGTGGAACAGCATTAGGTGTATTTTATGGTGTAGAGTATATTGATAATGCTACAGGGGATGTCAAGTTTTCTAAAATCTGGAATGCAAGTACAACCGTAAAGGCAAATACTGCAGTAAAGGCTTTAGTATATGATGACCCAAACATAACATACCAAGTTCAATGTAACGGCACATTCGCAAACGCAAACGTAGGTGAATTGGCCAATGTTACTATTGGTACAGCAAACACTACTTTCGGTTATTCAACAGACGAATTAGACATTAGTACATTAGCTACTACTGCTAAAGTCTTGAGAATATTAAGATTAGTAGATAAACCAAACAACGCAGTTGGCGCTGATGCAGATATCGAAGTTGTAATTAACTTACACTTATATGGTACTCGTCAGGCTGGCGTATAAGGAGATTGAACAATGGCATTAAATAGAGCACTATTTACCAAACAGCTCAATCTAGGTTTAAATACCGTGTTTGGTATGGAGTATGACAGATATCCAGAACAATGGAGAGAGATATACTCTACAGAGCAATCACAAAAAGCTTTCGAAGAAGATGTACAAATGATCGGCTTCGGAGCTGCACCAACAAAAGCTGAAGGTGCTGCAATATCTTATGAATCTGGCAGAGAAGGATTTGTATCAAGATACGTGCATGAAACAATCGCTTTAGCATTCTCGATTACAGAAGAAGCTGAAGAAGATGGTTTGTACGGATCTTTAGGTGCAAAATATGCTAGAGCTTTAGCAAGATCAATGCAACACACTAAAGAAATCAAAGGTGCTAATATCTTAAACAACGCAACTAACACTGCACAGTTAGGTGGTGATGGAGTAACATTATTAAATGCTTCTCACCCTCTAGGAGGTGGTGGTACTGCTTCTAACATTCTTGCTACACCAGCAGATTTGAGTGAAACGTCTTTAGAGACATTACTTATTCAAATCTCTGAAGCAGAAGATGACAGAAAAATACCTATCGCTTTAACTGGACAGAAACTTATAGTTCCACCAAATTTGGTGTTTATTGCTGAAAGAATCCTTAAGTCTAATTTAAGACCAGGAACTGCAGACAATGACATCAATGCAATGAGAAATATGGGTATGATCCCTGGCGGAGTAGTAGTCAATCAAAGACTAACTGACACGGACCAATACTTTATTATGACTGATTGTCCTGATGGAATGAAACACTTTGTTAGAGCACCAATCAAAAAAGCTGTAGAAGGCGATTTTGAAACTGGTAATTTGAGATACAAAGTAAGAGAAAGATACTCTTTTGGTTTCACAGACTGGAGAGCCGTTTACGGATCTCAAGGTGCTGATTAATAAATAATCTTTAACTAGGCGTAGAAATACGCCTAGTTACCCTACGACAGCAAAGCTGACTACTAAGGAGGTAGACTATGGGAACAACTACATTTTCGGGACCGATAAAAGCGGGAACGATTAGAGAAACTTCGGGAGCTACATTAGGAGCAAATGTTGCTAATACTGGTTTTGTTGTTATGGCACAATCTGCAAAGGTTGACATAACAGGAGCTTCTCACTTAAATCAAGTTTGCGGGACTATACCTGCTAATTCACAAATAGTGGATGTTATATTAAATGTAACAACTGTTAATAATGATTCTAATGCTGCAACAATTATTGTTGGAACAGCAGATGATGGAAATGCTTTTATTCCATCAACAAGTGTAAAATCATTAGGAACAACTAGAGGTACTTTAGATACTGAAGCAACAAATATTGGAACTACTGATATTCAAGTTTTAGCTGACTTTACAGGTACTGATGGTGACGGAACAACTGGTAATGCAACTGTTACTGTGCTTTATATGCAAAATAATAGTATTGCAGATGCTGGAGATACACCGTAATAATTAATTAGAGGGCCTTCGGGCCCTCGTTAATTGGAGGTAAAATGTTAGAATTTTTAAAAGAAAAAGGTAACGCATTAAAAAATTTCTTAGATAAAGATGATGATGAAAAAGAAGAAACAAAAAGTGCTGTAGAAGAATTAATAGAATTTCAAAAAGCTAAAAAAGAATCAGTAGAAGAAATGACTGATGAACAAAAAAAATTAGCAACTACTGAAGATATTGATAAAGAAACAAAAAGTGTAGAACAAATTTTAAAAGAAGCTGAGGATAAGAAAAAAGAAGAAAAAACAGAAAAAAATTTAGAAGACAAATTAGCTGATATAGAAAAAGTTATTTCAACTTTTAGTAGTAAACCTTTAGGTCCTAGTAAAGATCCTTTTGCTAATACTAAATTTCAATTAAATAAACCAATAGATTTTCAACAAAAAGTAGCAACAAATTACATAGCTCCTTTCATGCAACAACCCTCTGTCCAAGGAGACAGAATTAAGTTATTATTTGAAAGCCTTAAAAAACAAAATTTAATATAGGAGGAACAATGGCAGGATCAGACCTAAATGTAGCTTTTACATCTAACACATCAGGCACTCAAGAATTATTTGGTGGTGCTACTAGATTAAAAGCATTTATAATTACACCTACAGCATCTGCAGGTACAGTTGTTTTTGCTGACGGAGGTACAAACAAATTTACTGTATCTACATCTGCAAGCGCAGCTTCTGGACCAGTAAATATTGGTTTACCAGATGAAGGTGTAAAATTTAGCTCAAACTTACAAGCAACTTTAACTAATGTTGCTGGGTTAACAGCATTTCATGCATAATGGCTACATCGAATACAGCAACATTTAATCTTACAGTCAACGATTGTATACAAGAAGCTTACGATAGAATAGGAGGAGATCCTATTTTAGGTTATGATGTACGTTCTGCAAGAAGAAGTTTAAATATAATGTTTAGTGATTGGGCTAACAGAGGTTACAATCAATGGACAGTAGAATTAAAAGATCAAGCTGTTTCTCAAGGCACTACTGATTATACTTTAGATTATGATTTAGTAGATATTGTTAATGCTAATATAGTTGATAGTGACGGTACAGAATTTAGTATGACTAGATTAGGTTTAAATGATTACGCTGCCATAGCAGAAAAAACTTTACAATCTAGACCAACACAATTTTATTTACAAAGATTAAGTACACCTGTAGTAAAAATTTATCCAGCTCCAGATAAAGCATATACTTTTAGATATTACAGAATGAGAAAAATACAAGACGTTACTGCTTCTACTGTTGATGGAACTCAACAAACTTTTGATATACCGTTTAGAGCTTTCGAATGTATGTGTGCAGGACTTGCTTATTATCTTTCTAAAAAAAGAGTTAATATAGATATGAATACAAGAATGGAATTAAAATCAGATTATGAACAAGCATATACAAGATTAATTGCAGGTGATGATACACCTTCTACAAGAATTTTACCAGCTACAACTAATAGATTTTATACATAATGGCAAATAAACTTGGTGATAGAAGTACAAGACCACATAGAGCACCGCATAATAAATTTAGTGGTGGAAAATTTTCTAAAGCTATTTCAGATAGATCAGGATTAGAATTTCCATATCAAGAAATGGTTTTTGAATGGAATGGTGCTTTTGTTCACAATTCAGAATTTGAACCTAAACAACCACAATTAGATTTAACTTATTATACAGATGCTCAGTCTTTACAAAATGCAAGACCACAAGCAAATCTATCTTCTACTGGTGGAGTACCAGATCAAATAGAAACAATATTTCCATCTAACTCTGGATCTATTCCTGCAATAGGAATAGCACAAGCAAGCACAAATTTGTTATCAACTGCATTAGGAAGTGTTACAGTAGTAACATGAGTGTAAAAAAAAAATATGGTGTTATGATCGCAACACCTTGTTATGGCGGTCAACTTACAGAGGGTTATTTACATGGAATTTTAAACACTACAGTTGAAGCACAAAAACATGGAATACAAGTACATCTTAATACAATGGGAAATGAAAGTTTAATTACTAGAGCTAGAAATACTTTAGTCACACAATTTTTAGATTTTGATGAAAAAGAACCAGATAGATTTACTCATCTTTTATTTATAGATAGTGATATTGGATTTAGTGGAGCAAATGTTATAAAATTAGTTGAATCTGGATATGATGTATGTGCTGGTATTTATCCAAGAAAATCAATAGATTGGAAATCTGTTCCAAAATTTATCAAAGAAACTGGCGAAGAATTTTTAGAACAGAAAGCTTTAGGATATAATTTAAATTTTGCAAAACCTTTAGACATTAAAGTTAAGAACGGTTTTACTGAAGTTTTAGATGCTGCAACTGGTTTTATGTGTATTAAAAAAGAAGTATTTTATAAGATGAAAAAAGCTTATTCTAATCTTAAATATACGTCTGATCAAATAATAAATAATGAAAGGTTTAATAGTAATAATTGTTTCGCATTTTTTGACTGTATTATTGATGAAAAAAGTAATAGATATTTATCAGAAGATTATGCTTTTTGTAGATTATGGCAAAAGATAGGAGGTAAAATCTTCGCTGATGTTACAAGTCCATTAACCCATTATGGAACTTATCCATTTAAAGGTAATGTATGGACTAAATTTGATATAAAAGGAGACAATACAAATGCCAATGACATACACCAGTCTAAAGACTGATATACAAACTTGGGCTGAAAATACTGGAACAGATTTTACAAATCAATTAGATACCTTTATAGATAATACACAACAAAAATTATCAAGAGAAATAGATCCTGTAGGTTTTAATCAAAATGTACAATCTAATACTGCTGTAGGTGATAGATTTATTACTTTACCATCTGCGATAGAACCAATGTTATTAAATTATGTTAATATAATAGTTAATGATGATAGAAAATTTTTAGAAATTAAACCTCTCGAATATATACAAGAATACTGGCCTGATTCATCTTTAAAAGATGAACCTCGTTATTTTACTAATTTTGATGATAACACATTATATGTTGCACCTACTCCAGATGCAGTATATAGAATTGAATTAGGTTATCAAGGTAGAATAAATCCATTATCTAATACTAATACTACAAATTGGTATACTGAGAATGCCTCAGATGCTCTATTATATGGCTCTTTATCTGAAGCAAATCTCTTTACAAAAAACATGGAAGACTATAATATATACAAACAAAAGTATGTCGAAAGTGTGACTGCTATCAATAATGAAGCTCGTAGAAGAAGAAGAACTGATTACAAGTTTCCTGGTAGTCCACTAGGCGAGAATACATTAACTGGAGGACAATAAACATGGCAATATCTCAAGCGATTACAGTGTCGTTTAAGCAAGACTTAATGTCGCCTGGCGGAAACTTAGAAGCTTTGACATTAAAGTGTGCACTTTACGACAACACTGCAACTCTAAACCAAAACACTACTGCTTATATTACAGCAAACGAAATATCTGCAAGTGGTACAAACTACACTACTGGTGGTGCAACTTTAACAAATGTTGCAATTTCTACAGATGGAACAACAGCAATTTTTGATGCTGATAATGTTACATTTGCAAATGCAACTATTTCTGCACAAGCAGCATTAATCTATAATGCTAACAATAGTAATTCATCTATTGCAGTATTAGATTTTGGTGGTGTAAAAACATCAACTAATGGTACATTCGAGTTACAGTTTCCTAACGCTGACGCATCAAACGGTCTGATTAGAATAGCATAAGGAGATAATTCCTTATGACAACTGCTAATGTAGGTTGGGGTAGAGACACTTGGAATTCTGGTGCATGGAATACATCACCAGATGCAGCAGCTGTTATAACAGGTAGCTCTGTAAATTCATTATTAAATAATGCATCTGTTCAAGCTTCTTCTCTAACAGCTATTACTGGAAGAGCAGTTACATCTGCTGTAGGAACAACTAATGCTGGAGCATCTGTTTTTCAACCAACAGGTTCAGTTCAAGCAAGTGTTTCTTTAGGGACGGTATCTACTGGAGAAGGTAGACAAATTACAATTACAA